ATGGCTCGAGAGGATAGGAAGTATGTCTTTATCACATTTTTCCCATTTTATGCCCCTTTGCGTTTATGGGAACATATCCAAAACTGGAATTTGTCAGTTGTTATCGTGTTATTGTTAAACAATAGAACGATGGCCTTTCTGGATACATTTTATCGGGAGTATTCCAGATTACAGCATGATCAATCTCTTTGATATGCTCTGTGGTCAGTTCGTAAACGGAGATTGCCTTTCTGTGAATGAAAGGTCTGTCCTCAAATTCATAATAATCCATTAACCAAACATGCCAGAATTCAATAACATCTGATTTTTGTAGGGCAGTTTTTATGTATTCGATGATTTGATTTGCTCTGCCATTAGTATAGTCCCATTCAAGATAAACACCATATTTTTTATCGGTATAGTCTACGACATTCAAAAAGGGTATTAGATAATAGTTATCATCTGCACCGCCGTCGAAAATCGTGCCGTTGTCAATATTAATGTCAATATGATAATCCCGTGATGGTGCAAATTCTATCAAAGGAAAATCGGATGCGATAAATTTGCAAACACTCATACAATCACCCTCTTTCAAAAATTCAAATTGGTTTTCTTATTGTTACCATTCTCCAATACTAAAATAATCGTCGGAGTATTTACTCATTACCTGTTCAAAAAACAATATGTCCTTGTCAGAGTAAATTGTTATATACATCTCCGTTCCGTAGTGAGCACTGCAAATATCACAAAGTTCATTTTTTACATTTATGGTAAAATACTTCGTCATTTTATTATAGATATCTTTATCTGTTGGATTATCCGTCATTAATTCCAATAGTAATTTATCTGTAAGCACGCCTTTTATAGAGGTTTCGTTACCTTCATCTGTTGCTGTGCCGTAATGTTGTGCTTGCAGAATTTCTTCAATTTCCTCTTTCCAACACCGTATCTCAAAGTTGTCACCGACTTTGAAAAAATGCTTGATAATTGTTTTCCACCAGTCCGATGAAACGGAGTGGTCTATCATTTGAATTCCAAATCTTTTCATAGCATGACCACCTCTGTCAAATTCAACTTTCACCTTTTTTCATAATCATGTTCACAATATAATAATTCTTTATCATTCTATCAAATAAAAAAAATTAAAAGTTTCCACTTACTCAGTATGTAACTCAAAATCCTCATCCTTACACTTGCGGATAATTTTCTTGGTTTTTTCAATAGGCAGTGGTATATTCTCTTCACTAAAATATTCGATATTCACTACCTCTACAACCGCCTCGTGATTATCCTTACCCACTGGAACGAGAACAAAATCACCAACCTCAATACTGTCATCTTCCGTCAGATAATAATACGATTTCTGCCCTTCATCAAAGACCACGCTGCAATATATATAATCTGTAGTCCTGCGCTTCACTTTTCCATACACAGATGGATCAAGTATTTCTCCTAAACCATAAAAACGAATGAAATCAAATACAGTTTCTGCAAAATCCGCAAAATCTTCCGGCAGACCATTTTTATCATAACTGCCCTCGATGATGCGTTGCGGATTGTTTTTATAGTCAACAAACTGGAATATACTTTTTCAATTGACCCTCAAAAAAGTCCGAAAAAACATCTAACCCGACCACTCACGAACGCTGACATCTAACCTGACCACTCGCCAAGCACTGACATCTAACCTGACCACTTGACTATCAAAACAGCCCTTTGGACTTGTTTTCCGTGAAGTGATATTTTCACAATTTTTGCACATCGCATATATACTCTCAAATCTCGAAAAGCCCGTATTACTGGACTTTTCACACACTTACTCTTTTACCCTTGACATCAATGTTACGCACTCAACATGGCTCGAGAGGACAGAATGAATGTCATTTGAGTATATCCGTTCTCGGAAACATATCCAGGGTGTTTTTTGCACTATCGGTAGACGGGAACATATCAACAGTTTTAGGTTTCTTGGGTATATATCAACGTTAAGCCTTATTTGTTATGCAATTCACGGTCGCTCAGCCAATCTTGGAATACCGGATAGTCTTTGATTTTGTCTGCCTTATTTTTTAGGTTCTCAACGATTTTTCCCATTTGTTTTTCACTTATGGAATTCGAGGCAGACTGAGTTGTTTTTAGGATGTTCATGAATTCGTTTCCGACTACACTGGTTATTAGCTGGTCTTTTGCTTCTATACTGCCAATACCGTTTAAAATTTGTGTTCTTTCCCATTTTTCCTGGCTGCCTTTTTTATAAAGGGTAATGAGTACGATACCCATCATATTCGTGATAGTTCCATATGTGCCATCATCCTCGTAGCAAAAGGTATAGCTGATTATGCCCCTGTGGAATGTTACATGTGGTCTTAACTCAGCCATCTCAGTATTACCTGTGATTTCCCTTATCTCATCAAAGAAAAATATGTGATGCTCAATGGCTTCGATATCGTTTCGGCTGTTAAGCAAATAGTCTTTCATAATCTTTTCACAAGATATTAAGTGTTCCAAGGCATCAATGCCGACCACATGGTTTTCTACGAAGTCGATCAGATCTAAGTAAAGGCTTCTCCAGCTCAAGGATGTGAGGAAATAAAAAAGCTTGCTGTCATAATCAAATTTCGTCTTTTCCTTTTTTATGTATGGATGAAAGAGAGTGTTTGCAAAGTACGTCTCTTTTTCACTGAATAAATCCTCGCAGCTCCCGCAGAGCATATAATGCTTTTCGCTATCCTGGGCAGGGATATTCGGGTTTTCAGAATTTCTTATGTTACCTGCGGCGGTTTTTTTAAGCGTCCGCATAACCATTTTCGGAACGATGTGGCTCAACTCCAAGTTTGTCTCTGCACCACATAGAGCACACTTTTTAAATTTATACATCACATCATCACCACCTTAAACAAATTAAATACCCTTATTAATAGCATCAAACAATTTAGCTGGTGATAATTTGCTTAGCTCCCTATTGTCAGCTAATGCACGTTTAGCTTTTTTGTGTATAAACATATCAGCGTCATGTTCTTCAAAACCTTTTTCTAAAATCATATATTGATACAATTCTCTACAGGGATACAACATGAACTTTTCATTACGAAACGCATTAGTTGCTTCCTCTCTATCTGCATCACATACCTTCATCAATACCCGCAGAATTTCTTCATCCTTAACTTTTGCTTCATACAAAGCAGCCGTTACAAGTTTTATTTCATTGCTTCTAGCTCGGCGTTCTTCCAATGACCCCAAATACATATTCATTCCTCCCGTATTATTAGTAACCTTACCACCCATATGTGAATAGTAATCAATAATAGGAACACCTTTAGAAATCAAATAATTACCTACTGCCAATTCAATTTCTGCACATGTATATTCTCTGTAAAAACTGTTTGGCTGGTCTTTTGTTCTGATCATCTCCTGAGTCAAAGGAAATACAAAAACAAAAGAGTCATCAAGTTTTTCTTTTATCTCATTAACTAAAACCCCACTTGACGATTTTTCATCCCAATTAATATCGTTACTGCTGGCAACCACAGCCAAGTGACCTTCATTGGTAAACTTAAACCACAATATATCACTTGGTCGTTCTAAATTGAATTTATCTTTAATAGCATCATATTTTTTATCATGAAAATCATCAACATAACGATTACCTTCCCAGTGTCCTTGTGGAAGTTCCCATTTATTATCTTTAATAATAATTCCGTTATCTATAATAGTGTGTTCTTTACTTTCTAACTGTATAGTGTCAATTTTTATATTCTTCTTACTAAAGCCATTAGATTCTCTTATCATTTCTAAAAATTCATTAATATAAGAATACACTTTGGAAAATGGAACTGGACATAACTTTGCTTGCTCTATTGCTTTGTCATTTCTAGTTCTATCTACACATTGTTTTACACCTACTACTCCTCTTAAGAAATAATCATTACGTTCTTTATCAAAATAATAACCTCTTATATCTTGAGTAAAGTATGGTTTCAATTGTTCTTTCATATTGTTTTCACTATACATAAGCCACCACCCCATTCATGTTACACAGTTATAAACCATTTGGTCGATGTTTTCAATCCTGGCAAAGTTCTACTCATACTCGTTGCCTCCTTTAATCACAAAAACTCGATTTATATTTCATCAAAGTATCTTCTACCTCGTGCCAGATTGTTACCGTTTCACCGTCATCCTCAAATACTTTACCGTGGCTCTTAGGTCCATCCAACTTCATCTGTGAGTAATTATTCTTAAAAGTCGGCACATACAGTTCAGGGTTGTTTTCGTCACTGCATAAGCGTTCCATCATATCTATGGTAGCACGACCTGTGGCAGCAACTGCCTTGAAATAAGCACGGATGATCTTGTGATTATATTGATTCGGCTTAACAGCCCATACTAGGATTCGTTGATTTGCTTTTCCGTAAAAATCCTTGTTTGCATCCTCATTCTGTCTTGCTACTGTTTTTGGGTTATAGGCTTGTGATGCTTTTTCAAAAGTTTTTGCAATATACCAACGCATACAGCTTTCCACTGCGGTGTTTTGTGTTTCATTTGTTAAATTTAATGCGATGCAGAATTTCTCGTACACATCCGCATCAACCGTAAAGGTCACACTCTTATTCACCGTTTACACCTCCACTATTTACACTATAAAGAATTATATCACTAATTTGTATTTTGTAAATACTAATAAACTAATTTGTATTGACTCATCGAAAGAAACATGAAAACACCCTGCATTTCAGCAAGGTGTTAGATTCTAATAACTATTTCTATTCAATTTTCAATGTCTATACTAATGCCTGACTTAAATTCCACTTCAACCCTGCCATCGTGAATCGTAACTTTTTCAATAAGCCTCCTTACTAACTGCTCATCATATTCCTCTAACTCGCAGGATTGCTCATTAAAGAAATCAGTCATTTCAGCTATTCGTTGCCTTTTCCCTTCTCGCTCTGCATTCTCTACAAGTGCATTTTGCTTTAACTCCCGAAGTCGATAAATTTCATCAGCCACATCTTCATAGTCATTCTTGGATTTTGCTTGTATAAGGAGCTGTTGTTGTAATTCTTCCAATTTTCTATCAATATCATCGGTGGCATTATCATTTTTTTCATTAAGTACGGTAGCTATGTTTTTCTGTAACGTTGAGAGGAAAGGCTCTTTGTTAGCCAAAAGTTCGTTAATAGCCTTGACCACTGCTGTCTGCAATGTTTCCTCGTTTATGGTAGGGGCCGTACATTCAGATCCTTTTTCCTCTAAACGGCTGACGCATCTCCAAACAATAGACTTGTAACCTCGGTTATTCCAGTGTACTCGTCGGTAAATATCACCGCATTGCCCGCAGTAAACAATACTCGATAAGGCATATTTACTACTATAGACTCGCTTTTTACCGCCCTTACCGCCTCGGAGATTCGCTCTTCGAACCATCTCTTCTTGAACCTGCATAAAAAGGTCACGGGGAATGATAGGTTCATGGCTGTTTTCCACATAATACTGGGGAACAATACCATTATTCTTGACACGCTTTTTGGAAAGGAAGTCAACCGTATAAGTCTTTTGCAAGAGTGCATCCCCGATGTATTTTTCATTCTGCAGTATCTTTTTCAGTGTTTCAGGTCTCCATTTGGCTTTGCCTGCCGCCGTAAGTATACCGTCTGCTTCTAGTCCTCTTGCTATCTGTAAAAGGCTCGCCCCCTCAAGGTACTCCCTGTAAATCCGTTTAACAACCTCAGCACCCTCTGGGTCAATCACCAATTGCTTGTTTTCATCCTTGGTATATCCAAGGAAACGCTTGTGGTTGACCTGAACTTCACCTTGCTGATAGCGATACTGAATACCTAGCTTTACGTTTTGGCTTAAGGATTGGCTTTCCTGTTGGGCAAGGGATGCCATAATGGTCAGCAAGACTTCACCCTTGGAATCCATGGTGTTGATATTCTCTTTCTCGAAGAACACAGCAATGTTTTTATCCTTTAACTGACGGATGTATTTAAGGCAATCCAAAGTGTTTCTGGCAAATCGGCTGATGGATTTTGTGATGATCATGTCAATATTGCCTGCCATACACTCTTCAATCATGCGGTTGAACTCATCACGCTTTTTGGTATTTGTACCTGTGATACCGTCATCCGCAAAAATACCTGCCAATTCCCATTCCTTATTCTTTTTAATATAATTTGTATAATGCTCGATTTGTGCTTCATAACTGGTTGCCTGCTCCTCGCTGTCCGTAGAAACACGGCAATAGGCTGCCACCCGAAGCTTAGGCAATTCCTCAGCCTTTGCACTATTCCCAATTCGCTTACGGGCAGGAATTACCGTAACATTCCTGGTTGTCATCTAAAATCACCTCGCTCTTAATAAGACTATAAGCATACTCTGCCTGCTGAAATGGATCCTCGTATAGATTATCCGGCATTGAAGCATGAAACTTAAAATTTAAGATTTTCTTTTCATTTCCTTTATGTTCATAAATCCTGCCAAGCGCCTTAGCTCGTCTGCGTCTTTCCAGTTGTGCTTTTTCAAATGTGTCCTTGCTGATAATTGGCGGATAAAATTTGTCCTCAACATACCGTTTATCTGAAAGCATTCTTGCAATAGATGTGTGGTAACGCTTAATACCCGCTTTTTGTGCCGCTTCGGTTAAAGAAAGCCCGGAAAGATAAGCCTCAAATAGTTTCTCAATCTTAACTGCTTCCTCTTCATTAACGACAGCCCTGCCGTTTTGAATGGTATATCGCCGTTTTGAATGGTATATCCAAAAGGTATATGGCTCATCATTTCACCAACCTTTCCCTTAAGTTCAACCCGCATTTCATTTTGAAATCTATTTCTTCTTGTGAAAACTCAAATATTTCGCTATCGAATGCATCAAATATTCTGCTTTTCAGCTTTCGTTGCAAATTTAAGAAGCTTCTCAACCTCAACAAGGATAGTCTGACTCCCATCGATTGCGCGTTTTATGGCTTCTTTTTGTTCTTTTAATATGGCTGCTTCTTTGAGCAGCTCATTTTTCTGTGTATTAA